TCTCTTGTGGATGCCGCAAAAATTCTGACCTGGTTGCCGGCTCCCGAAGCATGTACAATATAATCTGACATTTTCTATTCCTCTATAAAGCTATAAGGCGGCAACAAGGCCGCCTTGATGTCTGATTATATGATAGCGGAAGCCGGGCGGACGCCGAGGACACCGGAAGCGCCGTCGCAGTGCGCATAGCCATTGCCGGTGACATTGGCGAAGCAGGCGGCCGAGACCACGTTCTGCAACCAGTACCAGTTTCTATTACAGATAAAGGACGGTGCTAGTGCAAACAATGCAAGCTGTTTGAAATCCGTAGTGTACAGATATGGAACCGTGCTTCCGTCGCAGGCAGGTGTGAACCAGTTCGCTCCGTATGCCATCCCCTCTGTCATGAGGTCCACCGTGCTGTCATACCATGATCCATTGCTCGGCTTACCGTTTGCTACTGCATTTACAAATAATCTTCTGACTGTCAAAATCTTATCTACCCCAAATGCCGCCTTGACAATTGTTTCTGCCTGAGCAAGGTTTGTGGTTTTCATTTCTGATCCAAAGTAACCTCCTGTAGTGACATTGGTCGCATTCATTCTTGCTGTATAAAGATTTGTGTCTGGAACGACAACAATATGATGCTTTGTGCATTCTGTGTCTCCTGTTCTTAACCAATAATCAAAATGAGCAATTCTCCAATTTACTCCGTTTATGGTCCAGTAATCTCCGATGTACAAATCCTTGAATGTTCCTGCAGCAATCTGTGCGTGCTGCTCTGCAGTGACTGAGGTTCCAAGATATTTGCCTCGAAAAACACTGTTATGATAGCCAGCGTTATCATAACCATTCTCCAAGGCATTTGCTTTCCCAGCCAGCTCGTCCACTGCCTCCTGGAGATTTTCAGCGTTTAATCCGCTGCTTTCATTGTTGTAGCCTATAGATTCTCCGCTTTCTTCCTCCATATTCTTTTTTATTGTCTTAACCTCTCGATTAAGAGCTACCGTATTTTCAAAAATCTCTTTAGGAGCCGCATTGATATTATCGGCATGGTTTGTATCTGTCGTTTCTGTGATATTGATAGACTCCGAAAATACTGCATCTGCTTCGTTGACCTTATAACTTTTCACGTTGTTCCTCCTTCCTAAAAGATGTCGTCAAGCACGTATGTCTGCTCTACGTCATCATCTTTGCCCTTCCTGGTAAAGGTCTTGATACACACAATGTCACCATTGGTGTCATACAATCCGATTTCGCTGATTTCTTTTCCAGCAAGTTCACTCTCTGCAAGGGTACATTCGTATCTGCAGGTTGTGTCGTTCGGGAATGTATAACCATCAATGGCTTTGCGAAACAATTCCTTATTGAGCCTGGACTGGGATTCGGTCGGTGCAATGACTACACCGGAACCGTTTACACCGCCTTCGCCAAATGCCATGCCAATAATTTTCGGAAGCGTGATGGCTCCGGCACGTGCCTTAACCAGGTTTTCCCTGGCTTTCTTTGTGATTACCACGTTTTTGCTCTTTTCTGTACTCATTGGATATACTCCTTTCTATAAATTGAATTAAGGTTCTTCTTTCCGTCCAGCGTATTGCTGCCATCAAGAAACCAGTAATTCCTTGTTTTGGTAATGACCTGTGCCTCCACATCCGCATCTTCTCTTTCAATTCCCATGTGATGCGTAACTGCAGCTTCAAGTCGTTTATTGCCGCCTCTGTACTCCAACATAGCGTTGCCGTCGAGCAACAATTTTCCGTCCAAATAGACAGTGTTCCAAAAATCAGCCTCAAACTCCGAACGGAATGCCGCCCTGGCATCCGAACTTGACCGTAAGCCGTATGTGCTTCTTACTTTCATTGAGCCTGTGACCTTGTTGTGGGCGCAGGCGACCATTGCAACGATTGCAACGCCCAGTTGATAGCCTCGTGTAACATCAAGCCTGTGTGAGCCGTCCAAATTCCACGAACCGTCCAATAGGTGCGTATTCCAAAAAATGATGTCCGAGGCTATCCGGATTGCTCCTGCCTTGACATCATTTTCCGTTTCCTGTTCTGTTTTGAATTTTACCTTCTGCAGGTCTGCGTCCGTCGGGGTTGTAAATCCACCGAGCATATACTTAAAACCAAGCATCAGATTGTATCTCATATACGGATAAAGAAGGCTGGAACCATCCAGCAGTTTTCTTCCATCCAGCAGATTGCTATACCAAAACGACTCTGCGATATGGAAGATTATCTTTTTCAGATTCATCTCCTCTAAGTTCCGATTGTCTGATACAATCTCGGTTCGGTCATTCATTATAAACATCGTGTGTGACTGTTTCAGCTCATTCAGCATGGCTCTCGCCCGCTTCGACGCAAGCGTTCCCTCGCCCATGAAATATGCTTTGAACACATTCGGGTGTGGTGCCACGAAACCATAATCTCCCGGATCGTTGATGTCCGCAATTCGTACATCAAACCCGGTAGCGGTTTTTAAGTACCCTTCCATCCGATACGGTGTCATTGGCGCCCGATAGTCTCTCTTCCGGTAAATCAGCTGCCGTCTCTCCTCGTATGGAAGATTTTCTCGCACCGGCAGTCCCCACTTAATCTCGTGGTACATCAGTCCCCATGTGGCAGTTTCCGGAAACAGCTGGTTCAGAATATCCTCAGCTATTTCTCTTGCCGTGTCATACTCCTGGCCCATAACCTCGTACAACCACTTTCCAACATAGGAATTGTCGTAAAAGCCATCTGACACTGAGGCAATCATGTTCTTCGCACTCTCGCTGACCGGGAAATTTTCTAAATCAAACTTTTCCACATTCACACCCCCTAACCAAAATTAAGGGTACCGGTGTCCGGGTACTCCTCGCTTTTTAGAGTGATGTTCTGCATTTTCCCATTCATTGTGAATGTTTCAAAGTCCTCGACTCCTGCGATTGCAGAAATCAGCGGTCTTACATCGTTGTATCTCAGAACTCCTTCGATTTTCGCCTGCGCATAGACCACTCTCACGACTTCCGTAAAGTCTGCCTTGATTTGCTCAATGCTGGTTGTTTCATTGTAGCTGAGCCCTGTAATAACATAATTTACGGCAACCGTTGTGGCTGCCGCACAAGTCAGTTCTGCCGTTCCGGTAGGAAGTAATCTTGCTGACCTGTCATTTGGAGAAACGATGTAGTTATACACATCCTGCACCAGCTTCGCATTGGCCGGTTTTCCGTTTCCATCTACCAGCACAAGTTTCACTGTGCCAGGACCGTTCCAAGCAGGAATAACTATCGCGTCTCCTGCTCCTGCCTGCTTCGCCCATCTCTTATAGTCCGTATCATTCCCTAGGTAGGTCATGCTGTTGTCGTACTCTGCGGCGATCCTGTCGTAAAAATCATCGTCTGTCTCTCTCTCAGTACCGCCACGAATAGGCTCCGGATTGTTAATCTCGGTCACATTCTTATTGGGTACCATCATCAAGGCAACCGTATTCGCCGCTACGTTAGAACCTGTGCCTGCTTCAACCGCTGATACCGGTATAAGCACTGCTCCTTCGCCTCCAACAACCGCATCCTCTGTGGTGGCATACTCAATCGACGGGCCGGTTTCGGTTGCCGCCGTACAGAATACCGTTCCGGATAAAATCTCGGTTCCTTCTGCGGCTGTGATTTTCACATAGCCAAAAGCCGGTTCCGCTTCGTGTCTTGTGAGATGTACCTGGCGACCGTGAAGGTCTAACCATTCATCCCAGGCGTATTCCGGAAAAGAAATCATCAATGCCCTTACGATATGGAAATTGATAATTTCGTCTTTTTCCAACGCTGCAGGCATCGTCATATCATACGGAAAACCACCCGGCATATCGTCGATGTCGTCCGGCAGGTTGTTCATCATTCGCTCGTGAATTTCCTCTGCTGAGTTTCCTTCCAGGAACTCCGGTCTGTTAAATTCCGGCTGCATACTCTCCACCTCCTTTACAAGCTAATCTCTATTTCTTCATCCCAGTTGCTGCCCTTTACCTTGAAGGTTACGTGCATCTGATCGCCTTCCCAGGTAAATTGAAAATCCCGGACATTTTCTGCCCGGGGATTTACCATAATTGCATCTGTGATTGTTCTTTCTGCCATAGACTCAACAGTTTTTTCATCGTCGTTATCCATGGCACGTTCCATCTCGGTACCGATTGAATCGGGGTACGCCAAACAGCGGTACCGCTCTGTCTGTGCAATCTTAAAACACCAAATGGCGAAGGCTTCTTTGCCATCGCATTCCTTGATCCGGTGCGCCCCATCTCTCACGAAGTCTCCCAGTTCCGGGTCCCACTTCATACTCCTTTTGTACTGAGTATCGTACTGGCTGTCCTCTGAGATAAAATCCGGTACCTCAACAACCGGAAATAGTGGCTGTGACATTTGCCTCGCCTCCTTTACGATTTCTCGATCACATCGATTACGACTGCTTCACTCTGAATCCAGGCAACCAGCACTCGATCTCCTGCTTTCACTGCCGGTATCGTTACGCTGTGGCTGTGAAGAGGAACGCCCGACGGTGCTTTGTTGAGCCAGCTCTGTTCCGAGGTTGAAAGCGTCAAGCCTGCAGCCAGCCTGCAGATAGTGTAGTCTCCCTTCGGTATCGGCACCGGGAATGTGTTCGTTTTCAAACTTCCGTTGGCCTGTATTTCTCCAAAGTCCAAAGTCAACGGAGACTCTGTTTTCTGCGAGGTTCGTTTATCTAACACCTGTGCCAGTTTCGCTGTCCCTGGGTGTCCGTCAAATTGGTCCATCTATATCACCTGCCTTTAATCAAAAGTTCCGTCGTCAACCCACCCATACACATTGCTTCCGCTATCCGTGTGAATCAGATGCCAAGGGTGCGCTTTTCCGGAACCATTCTTAATCGTAATCTTTGCTTTTCCTGCCCTGGCTTTGTAACCTTTTGAACCTGGGTAGCTGCTCACATAATGGGTTCCACCGTGGAAATTCACGATGTCGCCCACATTGTAATCTTTCTTTTTCTCGGAGCTTGCTTTTTCTTTCTTTGGCTCTGCAAGTTCCAAATCCATTGTCATGCTGTAGGTGTCTACCGTGTGCTGGATGCCTTTCACGTAATAATACGACTGGGCAAGCTCACTCATTACATACACCAGGTCGCCTTTTCGGACAAACGGAACGTCCGGAGACTGTACTTTAATCTCCTTCTTGATTTTTCCCTCGTCGTCTAAGATTTCCTGTGCTGCAGATTTAGCATCCGCAAGGCTTTCATCCTTACCTCTCGTATAAATTCTCTGACGGATACCATACTTTGTCTCGCCGTTTACCGTGGCTTCAACACTGGTTCTTCCATCATCGTCTACCTTCCCTACAACCTTGACCCTGGTAATCATATCTGCTGTGCTTATGCTCTGACTGAACATCTGTGTGTTATCCGTTCGGAATACATACACCGTCTTATTGCTTCCTCTCGGAATAACGGATGTCTTGCCTTTCCTGGCCTGCACAAAACACTGCTCTTCGCCTTTCTTTGCTGCATCGTCCAGCAAATTGATGATGATGTCTGACAGATACTTATTGTTCTCCACTGTTTTGCCGTGTGAAGCATTCGGACCTTGATATGATTCCTGCGGTATCTCCCAATCATCAAGAATCCCTTCTATCGCCGACTTTGTGCCGGTTCCGGAAGGAAAATATCTGTTATCCTGGCTCTTCTGCAGCTTGTAAAGTTCGTCGTAGCAGGTACATTTCAGCGTATGTCCTCCGCTCTTTTCAACCGGATTCCACGTTTCCACGTACCCTCGTGCTACTTCCTCGTCCTGGGAAGCACCATCTGTTGCGAATACTCCGACCAGGCATCCCGGCTTGATTATCTTCGACAGATAGCCTTTGGATGTCTTATCATTCTTTGCCACAAATGAGGTTCTGACGGATAACTCGCCATCGTTCTCTTCCCATCCGAGGTTTTCGATGTACTCCTTAATGTTGTACTGGTTCTTACTTTCGTCCATAACCACGACCCGGTACTGGATTTTCGTCAAATCAATCATAGTGACCTCCTATCCCGGGATTGTCAGAACTTCTCCCGGCCATATCCAGTGACCGTGATCCGAACTGCTCTTTCCGTGCTTCTTTGCTGTGGACTCTATCGTATCCTTGTTTGCATCGTAAATTGTCGTCCACTTGGTACCGCTTCCCAGTTTCTTTGAAGCGATGCCCCACAGCGTATCTCCGGAGACTACTGTATAATTGCCTCCATTCGATGATGAACTCGCTCTCGGCTTCGTTTTCCTTACGAACGCCGCAATTTTCAGTTCATTTGTACTGTAGATTTTCAGTGGTTTCTTCTGAACAAACGTAATGGAATACTCGACATTGCCATACGCTCCAACCGGTCTCGGCTGAAATGAAGAAATCGTAACATCCACGTTTATCCACGTTTCCGTTACGATCAATGTAAGCACTGTCTCATTAAACATATAGTCATTCAGAATTTTCACACACTCATTTGGACTTTTCCAGGCGTTCGTCTTGACGATTGCCTCATTCTTCTTTGACGCTCCGAAAAATACACCATCCCACGAAAACTCTGAAACATCCGTCCCCTTAGGTACCTTTACGGTACCCAGGGAGATGATGTCGAAACTTTGGTACTTGGCTGCATATTTGCCCTGCACCTTTTCGGGTAGAGCCGGGAACGTAAACTTTGAGCCCTTTTCCACCGGAATCAGTTTAATATCCATCGCCTACGCTCCTTTCGTGCTTGATACTGGCATATTGGCGAATACCTCGCTTAACTTGTCGGCTATGTTTCCACCGAGTTCGTCTGCGATCTCGCCTAAGTGCCTTCTGATTACGGCAACAATATCTTCCTCGCTCTGACCTTCCTTCGCCTCAATTTGGAAATTCGGACTAACTGCAACATTTACACTAATCGGACCAGTCTGTGGTGTAGAGACCGGAACCTCTGAACTTACCGGAGCAAATGTTTCTGCTGAGTTGTCCTCATAATTACCTTCTGTGGTGTCGTTATAGCCATAGGATGCGTTTCTTGTCGCCTCAGTGAATAAATTATGGTCTGATACCATATCGCTCAAATTTGAGCCTTCTATACGACCGCCCTCTGCGTGTTTAGAAACGCCGAGTGCTTCGCCTGCCTGCTCATATAATTCAAGCGCTCTTGTCCTCCGACTTGGGTTTGTCGGGATAACAAACTCGTCCCAACCTTCCTCTGCTAACCATGACAGCTGAGGACCGCCACCAACTCGACCACCTGCAGCGTGTTTCGCTGGTGTTGATGTCGTTGTTGGAATTGTCGGCAGCGTCAGCAGGTTGTACTTCGGTGTTACGTTTACCGTCGGACTGATGCTGAACGGACTTGCCGTTGCTGTATTAAGAGAGGTCTGCAGACTGGTTCTCAGCCCTGCTGAGCCATTGGTAAGACTCGTTGATGCTCCTGCGTTAAGAGATGTTCCGAGGTTTGTGCCGGCTGTCTGCCACTCTGACTGCAACGTAGCGAAATACTCGTTCGAGATAGGACCGTAATTCTCCATGACCGTCGAAAAATCAAAATCGGCCATCTGATCCTGCATATACTGTTGCATAAATGTGCTGAGTGTTTCTTCACTGCCGCTGTTCTCCAGGGCATTGTGAAGTGCTTCCGAATAGGACGTCTTGACACTCTCGAAATACTCGCCGTAGTAGTCCGACATCTTCTTTTTCAGATCCTCTGTATTCAAGCCGATTGACTCGCCTTCTGTCGGACCTGTGATAGACTCCATGAGTTCCGTCCAGTCCTCATTAGTCATCGAATCCCAGTCGATTGCTTCCTTGATTTCCTCTGCAGTCGGTACAGAATCTTTGAAATCCTGCATAATCTTCTCTTTGGTGCCATCCGGTACCGCAAGTGCCGTCTGTAAAATCTGAGTCGCAATGTCCGTCTGAACTGCCGTATCGAGATTGAGCTTGTCTAATCCCATCCAGCTTGCCACATCAGCTGCAGTCCAAGTCTGTACGTCCGGGTGTGCCAGCAACGCATTGTTCAAAGCTGTTTCCAGCTTCTCCTTTGTACTTCCCTCAATCTCCGGCATATAGCCTTGAAGTGAGGAGTCCCACGCCTCGGCAATCGTTTCCAGGTTGAATGAAGATACCCTTGCGTTAATCTCATTCAACTGGGCGTAGTAGCCAT